ACTTTCAGTAGATGGTGTTAATATATTTATGGCTGAAGGTTTAACTGATAACCAAATGGTGTTAGCTCAAAAATCTAACCTTTACTTTGGTACTGGATTACTAAACGATATGAACCTTGTTAAAACGTTAGATATGTCTGATTTAGACGGAAGTCAAAACGTTAGAGTAATAATGCGTTTTGTTGCTGGAGTTCAATACGGATTCGGAAACGAAGTTGTATTATACGATCCAACGGTTTAATATAAACTAATATTAACAGAGGGTAGGAAAGGATTGCTCCTATCTTACCCTTTTTTTTTAACTTTTAAAATAAAAAATTATGGCGTGTGCTTTAACAACTGGTAGAGAGTTACCTTGTAAAACTGGCTTTGGAGGTATCAAATATGTTTACTTTGCAGACTACGCAAGTCTTGGAACTGTAACTTTTGATGGCGACAATACTATTTCTGCTTTTTCAGGTAGTCCTGCGTGGTATCAATATGATATTAAAGGAAATTCATCTTTAGAAACTGCAATTAATTCAAGTCGTGAAAATGGTACGACTTTTTATGCTCAAACACTTAGTCTAACACTAACTTATTTAGATAATGCAACAAAAGAAGAAATACAACTTCTAGCTGTTGGCAGACCTTATGTAGTTGTAGAAGATTATTATGGGAATCAATTTTTATGTGGTTACGAAAATGGTATGGAATGTACTGGAGGAACAATAGTAACTGGAGCTGCTGCTGGAGATTTATCTGGCTTTACTTTGACATTTGAAGGTCAAGAAGAAAAAGCTCCATATTTTGTAGATGCAGGAGTAGTTACTGCTAATGCAGCTCAAATAACTCCAAACTAGGCTTTCAATACTTAGTAATATTCTTTAAAATAAAGCACTCTTTCTAGGGTGCTTTTTTTATTATACAAATTGAGTTATAATATTCGTTATATAGCAAATGATAGTTTTAACTACAACAGCAACACAGACTTTAACAATAATTCCAAGAGAATATCTAGGAAGTTTTTATGTTAAATTTAGAGATACTAGTTTAAACAAAACATTTAGTTATTTTGAAGATACCACCACGACAAGTGGTGATTATTTAAGTTTTACAGGGAATTATGTAGATGCTTCAGATGCTAGTATTTTTATAGAAGGTAGGTTTTACGATTTAGATGTTTATGCTGACTTTAACTACTGGAATACAAATTTAAGTTTATGGGAAAATTATGATGAAGATTGGCAAACAGATTCAAACCAAGAAACAAGAGTTTATAAAGATAGGGTTTTCTGTACCGACCAAGACATAGACCAGAATGACTTTGATATGTATAGTATAAATAAGGATCAATATGTAACTAACGATTCGTTTGATAATGAGTATATTGTGGTATGAAAAAAAGAAAAAGAAATAGTTTTGGACAATTTATGAAAGGTGTTAAATCAGAAATAAGTTTTGTTAATTTAAGCACCTATACAAGTCCTGAAGTAATAGAAAAACCTAACAAACAATGGGTAGAATATGGAGAAGATAATAATTATTTTCAATATCTTATTGACCGATATAATGGCAGTCCAACAAACAATGCTGCAATTAATGGTATTAGTCAGTCTATTTATGGCAAAGGTTTAAATGCTACTGATGCAAATAGAAAACCAGAAGAATATGCTAAAATGGTATCTATGTTTAATAAAGATACCGTTAGAAAGCTGTGTTATGATTTGAAATTGATGGGACAATGTGCTATACAAGTAATCTATTCTAAAGATAGAAGATCAATAGCAAAATTAGCTCATTTTCCAGTTGAAACATTAAGGGCAGAAAAAGCAAATAAAGAAGGAGAAGTAGAAGCCTATTATTATTATAAAGATTGGACTAAAATTAAACCTAGTGATGAGCCTTTAAGAATACCAGCGTATGGTTTTAGTAAAGAGCCTATTGAAATCTATTATGTGCAACCATATAAGGCTGGATTTTATTATTATTCTCCAGTAGATTATCAGGGAGGTTTACAATACTGTGCTTTAGAAGAAGAAATTTCTAATTATCATTTGAATAATATAGAAAATGGACTTTCTCCGTCAATGTTAATTAACTTCAATAACGGTATTCCTAACCAAGAAGAAAGACGACTATTAGAAAGAAAAATTGCTGAGAAATTTAGTGGTTCTAGTAATGCTGGAAAATTCATTTTAGCTTTTAATGACAATAAAGATGCACAGGCTGAAATCACTCCAGTACAATTATCAGACGCACACCAACAATATCAGTTTTTAAGTGAAGAAAGTACCAAAAAAATAATGTTAGCTCATAGAGTAGTTTCTCCTATGCTTTTAGGCATAAAAGATTCTACAGGATTAGGTAACAATGCAGATGAGATTAAGACAGCTTCGTTGTTAATGGACAATACCGTTATAAGACCGTTTCAAGAGCTTTTAATAGATTGCTTTGATAACCTATTAGCGTACAATAATATTGCCTTAAACCTCTATTTTATTACGTTACAGCCACTAGAATTTACAGAGGTAGATCCAGACATTCAAAGTGATGAAGATATTGAAGAAGAAACAGGCGTAGAAATGTCTGAGGAGATTCCTGAGCTTTCAGATCAAGACGGAGAATCTCTTTTAAAACATTTAAACGGAGAAGTGATGTCTGACGAATGGGAAGTGGTAGATGAAAGAGAATATGACAGCGAAAATCAAAACGCTGATGACTGGGCAAATATGTTAATTGAAGAAAAAAAATCTACTTTATCAAAAATCAAAAATTTAGTAGGATTAAAAAATGAAATCTATGCAGATCCTAATGGCTTTAGTATTTTAGACAAATCTTTTTATAAGGTACGTTATAAATACTTTAAGAAGTCTAATAAAAGAAACAAAACTGGAAGTTCTAGAGAGTTTTGCAAAAATATGATGAACCTCGCTAGAAAAAAAGTTGTTTTTAGATTAGAGGATATTGACAGAGCTTCAAGAGACGGTATAAATAAACAACTAGGACATAAAAGAAAACCTTACGATTTATTTAAGTTCAAAGGTGGGATTTATTGCAGACACGCTTGGAAAGAAGTTTTGTATAGATTAAAGGCAAAAACAAAACCTTCAAAATATTTAAAAAATTACAAAAAAACTAGGGAGATACCTAAGTCTTATATGCCAAGACCATTTGGACATAAACAGGCAAAGATAGCTCCAGTAGATATGCCGAACAGAGGAGCATATCCAAAATAAAATATTATGGCAACAGCGTTATTTATAAATAGAACCGATTTAATACGCAATTCCATTATTGATGGGAATGTGGATACAGATCGCTTTATCCAATTTATCAAGTTGGCTCAAGTTACAGAAATACAATTATTGATGGGAACAGAGTTATATAATCAGATAAGCACTATGATTAGTGATGGTTCTATTGATGACGTTGGCAATGCTAAATTTAAGACGTTGTTAAACGATTACATTGCTCCTTGTTTGATTTGGTATGCTCAGGAGGCTTATATTCCTTTTGCTGCTTATCAAATAAGAAATGGAGGAGTTTATAAACACACAAGTGAGACAAGTGAGACAGTCTCAAAAAGTGAAATTGACTTTTTAACTGAAAAAGCAAGAACTAATGCACAATGGTATGCAAGAAGATTTATTGATTATATGAGTTTTAATCAAAATGATTTTCCTAAATACACTAGCAATAGTAATGAAGATATATCTCCAACTTCCGATTCACTTTTTAATGGGTGGGTATTATGAGGTATAAACCTAAAAAATATAATATAGAAAAATTAAAGATTTTTTTAAAAGTAAAACAAAATAAACAAATAAAAAATGGCAAGTCTATTTAATACAAAAATTTCAAATACTTATGTAGGGCTTATCAAGACTATTGATAATGCAGTTATTAATGCCACTTTAAAAGAGCTTACTGACGGATCAGGAAATGCAACTGGTTTGTCCATAAACACAGGTGGAGATTTTAAAGCAACAGGAACGATTGAGTGGGGTTCACTAAAGGATACAGGAGAAAATATAACAATTACTAAGCTAGTTGACGAAGCCGATGGAATTGCCTCAAATGATAACGATACTACAATACCTACAAGTGCTGCAATAGTAGATTATGTAGCTTCAAGAATAACCTTAGAGGATTTAGATTTTAGTGGTACAACAGGCACAGGCTCTGTTGATTTAGACAGTCAAGTTTTTGCTATTACAGGAACAAGCAATCAAATAGAAACTACAGCTTCAAGTCAAAGTTTAACTTTAGCTTTTCCAAGTGCTGGAATAGTCCTACCAAATGGTTCAACAGCTACTACTCAAAGTGCTGGAGACAACTCAACAAAAGTAGCGACCACAGCTTACGTTGAAACAGCAGTTGATACGGTAGATACTTTAGCTGAAATCCTAGTAATTGGAAACACGACAGGC